AATAAGGTGCGAGAGTTTGAAAAGTATGATCACCAGTTTGGTGTGAAACAGAAAGAACTGAACAAAGAGATTAAGTTTTATGAAAATAACTCAACGTGTCCCACCTGTGATCAAGGTATTGGAGAAGAACTTAAACAGGAGAAAGTCCAATCCGCCGCAAGAAAGTGGGACGAAATCGAAGAAGGGCGACACGTTGCCGCAGGAAAGATCCAATCGCTGAACAAACAGATCGAAGGTATCAATTCACAGATTGAATCTATTCAAGAGAAACTGAACAAAGAATACGAGATCACGGTACAGATTCGCCAAGCGCAGAATCGTATCACCAAGTTACAAGAAGAACTTCAGGCAGTAGAAGAAGAGACGGGTAGTATTGAAGAAGCGACTACACAACTTGAAGACTACACTGCTAAGATGAACGCTCTCAAGGACGAGAGAATGACGTTGGTTGACGATGGCGCATACACGGCTGTCATCACCGAACTGTTAAAAGATACGGGTATTAAGACAAAGATCATCAAGCAGTATCTGCCTGTGATCAACAACCTTGTCAACAAATATCTCCAAGTGCTCGACTTCTTTGTGTCCTTCCACCTCGACGACACATTCAAAGAGACGATCCGCTCACGCCACCGTGATGCGTTCTCATATGATTCGTTCTCTGAAGGCGAGAAACAACGCATCGACTTGGCGCTCCTATTCACTTGGAGACAGGTCGCTAAGATGAAGAACTCAGTAGCAACAAATCTGCTGATTCTTGATGAGACATTCGATTCGTCTCTCGATGCGGAAGGTGTGGACAACTTGACTCGTATTCTAGATACACTCGATGACGATACAAATGTTTTCATTATATCTCACAAGGGTGAACTGCTAGATGGTAAGTTCGATGACAAGATTGAATTTGTCAAGACCAAAAACTTCTCAAAGGTTGCTTGACAAAGTGACTAATATGTTATACAATGATACGATCAACTGTACAATCTATAGGACAATATTATGGAACTAACTGAAAACACTCTACAGGTTTTGCGCAACTATGCCTCGATCAACTCCAACTTGGTTATCGAAGAAGGCAATGTAATCAAAACTGTATCCGAGGCTAAAAACGTCTTGAGCAAATCTACGGTAGACGTTTCCTTTCCAAAGACGTTTGGGGTGTACGATCTGAGCGAATTTTTGAGCACTCTGACCTTGCTTGATTCCTCTCGAATCGCCTTCGATGAGAATTATGCTATGATCAGTGATGGTACGGGACGAACTCGAATTAAGTATCACTATACGAATCCCGAGATCTTGACATCACCTAAGAAAGATATTATAATGCCTGAAGCCGAAGTCAAGTTCGTTCTTGATTCAGCGACACTGTCAAAGATTAAACGTGCGTCGTCTGTTCTTGGACACAGTTCTGTATCTGTGTCAAAAGAGAATGGAGTGATCACTTTGAACGTTATAGATAATAGCGATCGAACTTCGAACGCATTTTCAATTGACGTGGAAGGCACGGCAGAAGGAGACAATTTTAATTTTGTATTCAACATCTCGAATCTTAAGATGGTTGATGGTGATTACGACGTTGAGATCTCGTCTAAACTAATTTCACATTTTGTGAACAAAGAGTCTGGTATCGAATACTGGGTAGCACTTGAAAAAACTAGCACTTATGGAGCATAATATGGCTGAACAGAACAAAGAAATGATTGACTTGGTAAATCGTGTATCACGAAGCACCGTTGCTGTAATCGATACTGTCGCAGGTCGTGGTGGTTTTCGTGGCGAAGAATTGGCTACGATTGGTCAACTACGAGATCAATGTATCTCTCTGATTCAAATGCTAGAAACGCAAGAGTCAGAGTAAGTTTTTTTTTATATTATGGGGTAGTGAATGAGAGAAGAATTTCTCTGGGTCGAGAAGTATCGACCAAATAAGATAGAAGATTGTATATTACCCGAAGCGCTTAAAGAGACATTCCAAAAGATCGTCGATGGCGGTAAACTTCCTAACATGTTGTTTACCGGCACCGCAGGTCTTGGTAAGACGACAGTGGCGAGAGCATTGTGTACGTCACTTGATCTAGATTACATTGTCGTGAATGGATCTGAAGAGGGTAATATCGATACACTGAGAGGCAAGATTAAACGCTTTGCTTCTTCAGTGTCTCTGGGTGGTGATGTCAAAGTCGTCATCCTTGATGAGGCAGACTATCTGAATCCTCAGTCGACACAGCCTGCTCTGCGTGGGTTCATCGAAGAGTTTTCGGATAACTGCCGATTCATCCTTACTTGTAACTTCAAGAATCGAATCATTGAACCACTTCACTCACGTTGTGGTGTGTATGAATTCAATACATCGAAAAAAGATCTGGTCAAACTGTGTGAACAGTTCATGGCTCGTGTGAAGTTCATTCTTAAAGAAGAGGGCGTATCTGTTAGTGGTCCTACACTTCAAGGTATTGCTGAACTGATCATGCGACATGCTCCAGATTGGAGACGTGTACTGAATGAACTCCAACGAGCATCGTTGAGTGGTTCAATGGATTCGATAGTTGCCAATGTAGCTTTTAGTGATAACTATAGTGCCCTATTCAAATCACTGAAAGATAAAGATTTCAAGAAAATGCGTTCATGGGTTGCCAACAACCTTGATGTCGATGTTTCTACTATTTTTCGACATATATACGATAACATGTATGAACGTGTCGACTCATCGTCCATACCACAACTTGTTCTGATATTGGCAGACTATCAATATAAGAATGCGTTTGTGGCTGATCAAGAGTTGAACGTTGTTGCGTGTATGACTGAAATCATGGCAAATGTGGAGTTCAATTGATGAAAAAGAAAATACTTCTTACAGGTACTAGGGGTTATCGTCCAGGGTTTATTGGTGGCAACTTTCTAAGGTTATACAAAGACAAGTATGATATCGTTGAATATCTTGATGATATTCGTCACTGGAATCACTCTAAGTACTTCTTTGAAAATTTCGATTTCATCGTTCACCTAGCCGCTATGGCGGGAGTCCGACGTTCACATCAAGAACCAGAACTTTACTGGGATGTGAACGTCAACGCCTCCAAGAAGATCTTCGAGTCGATTGATAATTCAGTTCCGATTATCTACGCATCTTCTTCGAGTGTGTATGAGTGGTGGTTGTCACCCTATGCTACGACTAAGTGGGCAATGGAAGCAATCGCACCCAAGAACAGTTTGGGTCTGAGATTCCATACGGTCTATGGTCCTAATAGTCGTGTGGATATGCTGTACGATAAACTGCTGAATCGTGACGTATCATACCTGACCGATCACACACGTGATTGGACCCATGTAGAAGACGTTTGTTCGGCGATAGATATCTGTATAGAGAAGTATCATCTGATTGATCTTCCCGCAATAGATGTTGGTAACGGTAAACCCGTGACAGTAGTTCAGTTAGCAGAGCACTTGTGGCCTAGTAATAACTTGCCAATCGAGCCTGTTACTGGCGAGCGAGAAAACACTTGCGCAGATCCTTCGGTTTTGGTACAATTAGGGTGGCAACCTAAACACCACGTTTTGGACTGATTATGAATCCTTTTGATTATGTTACGGCAATAAATTATTCGAAAGACAAATTGATTGTTGATGATGAAACCGAGAAAGCGTACCTTCCGTACATGGCGAATCGTTCGCTTTCTTATTTTCAAGATACTGTGGCGGCGGCTAACGTCATGAATCAGTACAGTCATCTAGACAAGAAACTTCAATTTGATTTTCTTATAAATATTATACGAAGACGAAAACGATTTTCTAAGTGGATCAAACCAGAAGTCGTTACTGATTTGGAAGCGGTAAAAGAGTATTATGGTTATAGCAACGAAAAAGCCAAAGACGTTCTGTCACTACTCACCACCGAACAACTTGAAACTATAAAAAAAAGGATTGATAAAGGTGGAAAACAATAAAATTTGGTCACCCAACGATATGCTTGAAGTAACGTTGAGCGAGCCTGACGATTTTTTAAAGGTACGTGAAACATTGACTCGTATTGGAGTAGCGTCTCGCAAAGATAACAAATTGTTTCAGTCGTGTCATATTTTACATAAGCAAGGACGATACTTTATCGTTCATTTTAAAGAACTGTTTTTACTCGACGGTAAAAAATCTAACCTAGAGGAGAACGACATTCTTCGCAGAAACTCAATCGCAACTCTGTTGGCTGATTGGGGTCTTGTTCAGATTGTCGATAAGAATCAGGCCAAGGACTGTGCTCCTCTTCGTCAGATTAAAATTATCTCACACAAAGATAAGGATCAATGGGAGTTATGTCCCAAGTACAATATTGGTAACAAATGATTTTTGACAAGCGACACATTCAAGACAAGAAGCCTCAGTTCGGTAAGGTTGAGTTTGATAAGAAACCGTCATGGGATAGCATGGTAAAATTCCTTGACACTCATCCCGAGAACCTTGTTGACACACACCCTGAAAAACTGAGGTACTTTTTGAAAGCCGCTCACCGACGAGGTAGCCTTGATAAATGGGCTAAAGATATTATCGATGATATGGCAAAGATGTTTCACAAGAATGAGATATCGTTGATAACATTTCTTGGGTTCGGAAAACAGACAGACAGTTACCCATGGCACAAAGACAAGATGGATGTCTTCCTTGTTCAAGTGTTGGGTGATGTCATGTTAAAGGTCGAAAATAGTTTCGCAGAAGAGAAGGCGATTATATTCTCACCAGGGGATTGTGTATACATTCCACGAGGTGTACATCACCATATAATCCCTTCGTCTTCACGAGTCACGTTTTCATTTGGTGTAGAAAGAGATCCTGATCCCTGTACATATATCTAAAAATATGTTACAATACAGGTCAGAGTAGATAAAAAGACGATAGGTGATAATACTATGGCGTCTTCCTTTATCTTCTTTATAGACATGTGGTGCTCCTTACGCTTCACAGCGTTTGAATAAGATTTCTGTCTCACGACAGGCCAATAGTATTTATATGATTTCAATACAAGAACACATACAGAGAATGTACGAAATGTTTGGGGATTTACCCGATCCCAAACACGAGCCAAAAAGGTTCGAATATTACGTAAAACTCTACAAATTTTATACTGGTCAAGTATAAATAGCCTTGCGATGCGGATGGTCCGGTCGCATATACAACACAACCTTGCTTAATATTAGGAGGTACCGTTATGGTAACTAAAGCATTTACTTTTCCACGTTCGCATTTCATTGGTTTCGACCACGTTTGGAGCGAGATTGAGCGTCTGGCTGACGTAGCAGATAATAAACTCTACCCCCCTCACAATGTTGTGAAACACAGTGAATCAACGTACACGATCGAACTTGCGCTTGCGGGTTACAAAGCTGACGATCTTAACGTAGAAGTTAAAGAAGGCATTCTTGTAATCACGGGTGACAATGGTTCTACCGTAGATACTGAAGAAGTACGTGAGTATCTGCATCGAGGAATCTCTCGCAAGAAATTCACTCGCACCTTTAGGTTATCAGAGCACGTTGTTGTCGATGGAGCAGACTTTGTGGATGGGCTACTGGTCATTGACCTGAGAGTAGTTATCCCCGAAGAGAAGCGTCCACGTAGTATACCCATTGGCAAACAACAACATCTGGAACTTGAAGGAGAGAA